GGCGAAGAAGGCGAAGAAGACGACATGGAAGGTGGTGATGAGCCAGCAACTAAAGATGACGTTATGGACCTTAAATCTGCTATCGACGAATTAGAAGATGCATTTAAAGCATACGCAGAAGGTGAAGACGAAGGCGATATGGAACCAGAAATGGATGACATGGAAGCAATTCAACAGCCAGAGTTTGAATCAGAAGAAGGTGCTGAAGATTTAGAAACAGTACGTGAATATGCTAACGATGTTAAAGACGGTCACGGTGCTGAGAAAAAAGGTAAAGCAGAAACTGCTGATAACAAAGCATCACCAGTAGCAAAACCAAACAATATGGGCGGCACAACTGCTAACATGACAAAAGGCGGCGAAGGCGGCGGATCAGAAACTGGTCTAACTGGCAAGCCAAAAGACATGAATACAAAGAACATCAATAAAGTTGGTGGATCAAACGACGGTGAACGCATGAGCACAAACGGAGCAGGTCACGGCGCAGAGAAAAAAGGCGCAGGTGAAGGTTCCGCAGACGCAACAAGCATCATCGGCAGTAAGTAATCGGAGCCCAGTAGGTGAAAAATACTTTAACAGAACATCTTAGTTTTGACCAAGCTCAGTTACAACTCGAAAGGGCCGAAGAGGGAGATGATAAGTCTTTGTACNTAAATGGCATTTGTATCCAAGGTGATATTCGTAATGCTAATCAAAGATTTTATCCTACTTCTGAAATTGCTCGGGCTGTCAAAACCCTTAACGATCAAATTGAGGGCGGTTATTCAGTGTTAGGTGAAGTTGATCATCCTGCTGATTTACGCATTAATTTGGACCGTGTTAGTCACATGATTACTAAAATGTGGATGGATGGTCCAAACGGCTACGGAAAAATGAAGGTTCTACCTACGCCCATGGGACAATTAGTACAAACCATGTTGCAAAGTGGAGTCAAACTAGGCGTTTCCAGCAGGGGCTCCGGTAACGTTTCCGAAGACGGTAATGGTAAAGTATCAGATTTTGAAATTATTACAGTAGATGTTGTTGCGCAACCAAGCGCACCAGGCGCATATCCAACACCAGTATATGAACATCTAATGAATACATTAGGCGGTGAAAAGGCATTTAAAATAGCAAAAGAAGTTCAAGGCGACCCAAAGGCACAGAAGTATATCGCAGAAAGCCTGGTGAATATCATCAGGAAACTGAAATGATCTGTAGGAGAATCACATGATTGATATTGTTAAACAACTGTTCGAAAACGATGTGATTTCCGAGGAAATGAAATCGGAAATTGAATCTGCTTGGTCAAGTAAGATTCAAGAAAACCGTGACCAAGTCACCGCAGAACTTCGTGAAGAGTTTGCTCACAAATATGAGCATGATAAGTCTACAATGGTTGAAGCTGTTGATAAAATGGTAAGTGAAAGACTACAATCTGAACTAGCTGAACTAGCTGAAGATCGTAATCAACTTATCGAAGCTAAAGCCAAGTATGCGAAAAAGATGGAAAAAGATACTAAGAAAATGGAAGGATTCGTCCTACAAAAATTAGCATCTGAACTATCAGAGTTACACGAAGATCGTAAAAGCGTAGCGGCAAATTTTGCTAAGTTAGAGAGTTTCATTGTAGACGCTCTTTCTAAAGAAATTGCAGAATTCCACTCAGACAAGAAAGACTTAGCGGAAGCAAAGGTTAAACTTGTACGTGAAAGCAAAGCAAAGTTTGAAAAAGTCAAGTCAGATTTTATTGCCAAATCTGCTAAACTAGTTGAAGGCGTAGTTAAGTCTAAACTAGATAGTGAAATTGGACAACTAAAAGAAGACATTGAATCTGCTCGCAGAAATGACTTCGGTCGCAGGATTTTTGAATCCTTCGCAAGCGAATATGCTTCAAGTCATTTAAATGAAAAATCGGAAACTGCTAAACTAATGAAAGTTGTTGAGCAGGCTAAAGATGAGTTGGCTGAAGCACAAAAAGAAATTGCTAAGAAGCAAGAAATTGTAGAAAGCAAGGAACGTGAAGTCCGTATTGCTCAGGATATGGCATCACGTAAGGACATTATGAGCGAACTATTAAATCCGCTTACTGGAGAGAAAAAATCAGTAATGAACGAGTTACTTGAGAGTGTTAAAACTGACAAGTTACACGCGGCATTTGAAAAGTACTTGCCAGCCGTTATGGCAGGCGATGCTCCCAAGGCAAAGGCAAAACTGGTAGAAGGCAAAGAAGTAACAGGCGATAAAGAAACACAGGCACAAACAATCAGCAGTGAGGACAAAACTGCTGCAATATATGACATCCGCAAGCTCGCGGGACTTAAAGTTTAAGGAGATAAAATTATGTCAGAACTACTCGAGTCACGCTGGCAGGAAACCAAAGGCGCTCTATTAGAAGGCCTTGATGGAACTCGCAAATCAGTTATGGACGTAACTCTTGAAAATACTAAAAAGTATCTTTCAGAGTCGGCTACAGCTGGTGCTACTTCTGCCGGTAACGTTGCTACCCTAAATCGTGTGATCCTACCTGTGATCAGACGTGTAATGCCAACAGTCATTGCTAATGAACTAGTTGGTGTACAACCAATGACAGGTCCAGTTGGACAAATCCACACTCTACGTGTTCGCTATGCGAGTACAGATAGCGGTGCTGGTGTAACAGCTGGTGAAGAGGCGTTAAGCCCATTCAAGATTGCGGCTGCCTACTCAGGTAACTCTGCAGATCCAGCTAAAGGTGGCTCAACAGCTTCTTTAGAAGGTGAAGCAGGTAACAAGATGTCAATCCAGATCTTGAAGCAAACTGTCGAAGCAAAAACCAGAAAGCTATCAGCTCGCTGGACTTTTGAAGCGGCTCAGGATGCTCAAGCTCAACAAGGTATTGATATCGAAGCTGAGATTATGGCTGCATTGGCTCAAGAAATTACTGCTGAAATTGATCAGGAAGTAATTAACAGCCTACGTGATCTTGCTGGAACTGGTTCAGAAACATATGACCAGTCTGCGGTATCAGGTACTGCTACATTTGTTGGTGATGAACATGCTGCACTAGCTGTTCTAATTAACAGACAAGCAAACCTAATCGCTCAGCGTACACGTCGTGGCGCAGGTAACTACGCAGTAGTTTCACCGTTCGCGCTAACAATCCTTCAAAGTGCTACAACTTCAGCGTTCGCAAGAACAACTGAAGGTACATTTGAAGCTCCAACTAACACTAAGATGGTTGGTACTTTGAATAACGCTATGAAGGTATATGTAGACAGCTATGCTGCAAATGACGCACCTGTTCTTATTGGTTACAAAGGATCAAGTGAATCAGACGCACCTGCGTTCTACTGCCCATACATTCCATTAATGAGCAGTGGCGTAGTGTTAGACCCAGGCACATTTGAGCCTGTAGTTTCGTTCATGACTAGATATGGATATGTTGAGTTAACAAACACAGCATCATCTCTAGGTAATGCTGCAGACTACTTGGCACGTGTTGAAGTCACAGACACAAGCGTATCATTCAAGTAATATTACTTGGAACACTAAAAGGGCCTCTTACGGGGCCCTTTTTTTATGACTTGACAATCTTATCAAACTAGTATAATATATACAAGTATGTTAGAAGTCAAAACATGGGAAGATTTTCAAAAGCTAAGAGATCAATTTGCTACTTGGCGTAAAAGACATCCTATGTTTTCTCATGATGTTAGAGCTATAGAAAAAAGTATTGAGGTACATATGAAAATTCATATGGACCATATTATCAAATATAAGCAATCAAGAAAAGAGCAACATTTAAAAAATGCTCAACATGAACTAGATCAAATCAATAAAATACTTAATACTGTTAGTAAAGTAGAATTAATGGCAATTCTTTCGCAAGGATAAATACTTGTGTCAGATAGTGTGCCGCAAGGCGGACTTATGCTGTACCCACAGCGTACCGGATAGAACCCGGATAGGACTACTTTTATAGGAGAAAACAAATGGGAAGACCACTAAACAAAAAATTCTTTGGACCACCTACAGCAGGTGGAAATGAAATCAAATGTGATTTTTATGGTACATCAAGCGTACTTGAAGGTTACATTGTAAAGCAATTAGGATCTAAGAAGTTCCGTGTTGCCGCAATCGGTACACCAGCAACAACTTATGATCGTTTCTTAACAACAGGTAAATTAGCATCAGCACTAACAGGTACTGAAATGGCTATTACTATGTTAATGGATGATTCAGAAACTTATCAAGTTTCAAAAATTGCTGGACGCAGAGCGACACTAGTTGCTCCAGATGGCACAGGTTCTAACGCATACGATGGAAAATCAGTTCCATGGAACTTCACAGTATCTACTAGTGATGGCGCGGCACAAGTTGAAGAAGCTGGTGACGACGATACACTTGTTGGTACAGATGACGACGATTTCGCTAATGCGTAATTGATTAATGTGTGGGGGAGAAATCCCCCACATAGTTTAAGGATTTAGAATGGCTGAAATACTACAAACCAGTAACGATTATACTATTAAGACTAGAGATAACGGAGAGATCAAACTCGACGTTGGACCTTCATCTGGTACAGGAGTAGTACGTGTTACTGCTGGGTTAATTGTTGAAGGTCAAACTACTACAGTTAATTCTCAACAACTATCAATTCAAGATAACATGATTACACTTAATACCGGTGAAACTGGAAATGGTGTTAGTCTTACAGTTAGTGGACTTGAAGTTGATAGAGGCTTCGCATCCGGCGTTAGAAATCCATATGCTGTTTTTAGATTTAACGAAACAGATGATAGTTGGGAAATTGTAGAAAGAGATACTTCAGCTAGATTTAATAATAGTGCTCTAAAACTTAAAACTATCTTAACTGATAGCTTTACAGATGGTGGCGATTTAACTTTATTAGGTCAAGGTACTGGGGTTGTAAAAGTAGACGGAACAACTAATTATCATTTAAATGTTTCCGGCGACAACGACATTCCAAACAAAAAATATGTAGACGTTGCTCTTAATAACAGACAACCAAACAATAAAATTCAAAGAGACGACACGTATGTTATTGCTCAAGACGTTGATGGAGGCGCACAAGGTAATGCTATTATGCACCTTGGTACATCAACTATTAATTCTAGAGGAATTGGTTACCAAGTAGGCGACGAATTAGTGATAAACGAAGGTACTAGAATTAGAGATGCTAAGTTTCAGGTTGATACTATTGATCCGCAAGGAAGAATTTTAACAGTAACAATGACTGATCATGGAAGATTTTCAGCATTGCCGGCATCGAGAATTAATGTACAAACTATTACAAACAGTATACAAGGTAGCGGAGCAACATTTGATTTGTTGTATAACGTTGCTGAAATACAGTTATCTAACAGAGGTAACGACTATGATTCTGTTACTGTAAATTTTGTAGATAATGGAGGCCAAATACGTATAGCTACAGCAACAGCGGCGATTGATTTAAATCCATTTTCTGTAACTTATAGACAAATTGATACAATTACAGTTAGTGATGGCGGAAATTATGAAGACATTCCAAGTGTTACATTTTCAGCAGGCCTTAACGCTTCATTACCAGAAAGTCAAGTACAAGTAGTTGTTGAAGGCAATCCGGTTGCTACATTCTATTCAAATAGAACGTTGTTTGGCGATTTAGAAATACTAGGTAATACAATTTCAAACAATACTACAAATGGTAATATTGTATTGAGAACACAAGGAACAGCTTCTGTTGAGATTCCTAGAGCATTACAATATAACTTTACAGGAGAAGTAGTTCCTTATATTTCAGGCGCTAGTTTAATGTATGGTGATATGGATGAGTCTGTATCAGCACAGCCTACGCCAGGCGGAACTGGTCTATTTTATAATAATTCTAAGCAAACGCTGTCTTGGCAAGAATGGGTAACGAACAATCCGGATCAAAACATTACTACTGGAAACCTTGTTCAGTATCCTGCTAAGAATGAATTAATAAGTAAACAGAAAGCACTAGCATTTAGTATGCTGTTTTAGGATAATGAGATGATTGAAAACAAACAACTTACAGTAGATATTGAACCGATTTATACTTCACCAGGAACACCAGGTGATGTAAATGTTCAAAGTGCTATTACAACATTAATTTTTTGTAATACCACAGACCCAGATGATTCCACTATAGCACCTACATCAGGAGCATATGGCGGAGATACAAATATTGATGTTTATCTAGTCAAAGCAGGAGCAACACCTGATCCGACAGTAAACGCAATTATTAAAAACATGAGAGTACCGGCAGGCGAAACAGTATTCTTTGATACAGAACGAATTGTATTAGGCGCTGGAGAAAGCATCCAAGCAAGATCTTCAGAAAATAATAAAGTAATCGCAACAGTTAGTATTTTACCGGTGTAGAGAATGAAATATTTAAAAACGCAAAACTTGTCTAAATTTAATATCCAAGATGATACTCTTAAAGTTTCTCATCCTTTTGGACAAGTGACTATTAATTCTAGAGATAGTATTCTTTTACCTAAAGGAGAAATTGACTTTAGAACTTATTATCCATTTGAAGGTATGGTGCGTTATACTACATCTGATACATCACAACATGAAATTTCAGACATTGCTAAACATTATCCTAACAGTGCTATTGGACTTGAAATTTATCATGAAGGTCGTTGGGTTCCAATTAGATCGTCAGAACCAGCAAGAATAATTAAACAGAACTTGGGTGTTGGTAACTATGATGTTGTTACACAACCAGTAGAAGAATTAAGTCAATATTTTCCAACATATGATGCTAATAGAAATCACACAGGTTTAACTTATGTTCCTGGATTAGCACACGGAAAAGATCCACAAGATTATATCGATAACTTTATTGTTATTGTTGAGAACGTTATTCAAATTAGTGGCGTAAACTATGAACTTTATCAGTCACAAGGCGAAATAGTTGGATTTGCTATTACAAGTGCAGGTTCAAGCGATCATACAACTATGTCAATTAGTATTAGTACTTCAGACTCAACAGGTGCTGGCGGCTCATTTACAGCCAACCTTGATGGATCCCCGGGCGCATTAGACAGTGTAACTGTCGTTGATGGCGGCAGTGGATTTAATGATGCTTCTTTAATTTCTGTAACAGCAACAGGTGATGGAACAACTGACCCTACACTAGAAGCGTATGTTCTACAACCAGGATGGCATTTAAAACTATTAAGTGCTGTGCCTGATACAAAGCCAGTTTACACATATTTCGGCTACGATCAATAATCTACCCTTCCTTACAATAAATACAATGTAAGGAGCATTTCATGTCTACATTAGGGCGAATTTCAGGATCAATGCTAAAAGCAAACCTCGAGAGACTCGGGGTCGACTTAGCAGTTGAGAATGATTTATTATATCTAGATGTTGTTAACGGCAAAGTCGGTATCAACACGGATATTGCTCCTAGAGAACTCACAGTCGATGGTACATCAGTAACTACAAACTTAATTGTTGACTCAGGATTACTTCAAGTTGCTGATACAACAATTAACGGCGAAACAGGTGTTATTTCATCTGTCGGCTCTATTCCTATTACAATAGATTCCCATTCAGGAAACTTAATTTTTACAGAAGTTTCCATCAATGACTTAAACTTTAATAACAGTACCATACAAACAACAGTAACAAATTCTAATTTAGAAATTAGAACAAATGGTACTGGTCGGATCGAGTTTGGTACAGATGACAGTTCATTTACAGATGTACGAATAACAGAAAACTTACATGCTTCTGGAGATGTTACCCTTGATGGTGATATAACTTTCGGAGACAGTAGTGCTGAAGATAGATTATCAGTGTACGGTAAAATTTCATCGGACATACTTCCATCTGTAACTGATTTGTACAATATTGGTTCCCCTACAGAAAAATGGAAAGAAGTACATTCGAGAACTATTAATGGTGAGTATCTTGTAACTACAAACTTTGGTGTTCCGGGCATTACTACTATTAGTGCTAGGCCAGGTAATACTTGGTATGTTAGTTCTGTTGAGGGCGATGACACAAATGTTGGTGATCATCAAATGGGCCCATTTAAAACAATTAAACACGCTTTAAGTCAAGCATCATCTGGAGATACTGTCTATCTTTACGCAGGTAACTATGAAGAATTTTTTCCACTAACAGTTCCAAAAGGAGTTACTGTTCAAGGAGAATCAATAAGAGGAGTTAAAGTTTATCCTCACACAAGTAATAATGATAAAGACGCATTCTTATTAAACGGCGAAACTACTGTTGAAAATTTGACAGTATCAGACTTTTATTATAACAGTACCAATGATACTGGATATGCTTTTAGATTTGCCAACAACTTTCAAGTTGATACTAGAAGTCCTTATGTTAGAAATATTTCAGTGCTTACAAAATCAGATAGCAGTTTTGAAAGTGCTGGTAGAGGAGCTCTTGTTGACGGAAGTGTAGCAACACAATACAGCAAAGAAGCAAGCATGTTATTTCATAGTGTAACATTTATTACACCAGGTAGCATTGCTCTTTATATGAAAAACGGTGTTAGAGTAGAATGGCTCAATAGTTTTACATACTTTGCCAGCAGGGGCTTGTATGCTCAAAACGGCCCGTTTGGTAGATTAACACCAGATGGAAGCACAATAAAATATGGTGCTGAATTGCGTTCAATTGGATCAGCAAACGTTTACGGAAATGTAGGAGCAGAAGCTGACGGTAATGAATGTTTAATGTACTTGATACAACATAATTTTGCTTACATAGGTGCTGGAACAGATGTAGAAAATGATCCTAATTTAGTTACACAAAATACTGAAACTATTGAAGTAAACAGTGGTAAAATTTATTATCAAAGTGTTGATCAGGATGGCGACTTTAGAGTTGGTGAAGCATTTACAGTTGATCAAAGTAGTGGATTTATTACAGCAAACGGCCTCGGCGGAAATGTAGGTGGTATAACAACTGTAAGTTTCAGTGACGGGATTAATAATACTGAAATTGATGCTTCACAGGTCAGCACAGGAAATATACAATTAACACAGAACAATATCAATACCGTAGGCGGTGACTTAAATGTAACGCCATCAAGCGGACAAACAACATTAGATAGTGATGTTGATATTGAAAAAAGTCTTACAGTTGACGGCGACATGGTTGTTAACGGAGCAGTTTCTTTTGGTGATAGCAGTCAGCAAGGAGGAGGATCACAGATTAGTTTTGATGCTCCGATCAGCATCGATCTCGAACCAACATTTGATAAATCATACAATCTTGGTAATGAGACTGATAGTTGGAAAGATATCTATACTGCGCGATACGCCGGCGAGAATATCGAAGTATTTCAAAATAGAATTACAACCACTATATCTAGCAGTAACTTAGAACTAGAAGCCGCAGGAACAGGCATTGTACAATTTTTAAGTCCTGTTGAAGTAGCAAACAATTTAACTTTTGGAAATATAAATTTTCAAGATATTGATATAACCGGCACACTAACACATACTGGAAATACAAATCTAGTAGGAAATAAAACAGTAAGTGGAAACTATACACTTTCAGGATTTTTATCGCTAAACGATGATCTAGTACCGTTTGACGATATTAAGATAGCCGGAAATAAAATTACTACTACAAAGTCTAACAGCAGTTTAGAACTAATAGCAAACGGTACTGGAAAACTTTATGTTGAAAATAATAATGTACAATTGGGTCAAGATCTAACTGTTGGAGAAATTACCACAACGTCAGACATTATATCAAATAGTGTTACGTCAGAAGAATTTTACACAGAAGGCCTTTATATACATCAGAATAATATTTTTGCTACAAGTAATAGTGATATAGAATTAAGAACAAACTCAACAACAGATATACTGCCTTTATCTATAACTTCTACAGCAACTATATCAAGATTTGAATTCCAGCCTGGCAGTAATTATAATTCCCCTGACGCATTTCAGCCATCGGTAATTTTGCAACTAGATACAGCCTTTTGGGATATTAGCGCACAGTCATTCCCGCAATATTTAAAAGGTACAAACACAGTTAACGGAGAGTACTTTTTAATTAAAATTGATAATCCAACACCTGGCGCACCTGGTCAGTACATTTATGATGTAACACAGCATGTTTCTTCATCGTCTACATCTGTTACTATTAATCAAAGCGATAATTTTGATCTTATACTCGGTGCCGTAATAATTGAAGTTGGAGGTCCGATTGCTCCTATTGTTCTAGATGAAAATGTTGAAATTACAAATGATTTAACAGCAATTACTAACTCGTCTTTAAACTTTAAAGACACTTCGATATTAGGTTTGTTTAGTGTAACAGGACCTATTAACTTAACTGAAAATTCTTTAGTACAAGGAAATTTTAACTTAACTGGATACATTGATACTAGTGCGTTACATTTAGATAATATTAAAATTGATACTAATGTAATCACGACAACAGAATCAAACAGCGATTTAGAATTAAGTGCTAACGGAACCGGTAAAGTTATCACTGAAGAACGAGTTACAGTTGAAAATACTATTGACATTAAAGGTGCGTTAGATTTCCAATCACTAACAGCAATTAACAGTGTTAGTTCACAAGAGTTCTTTACAGATCAAATAAAAATTAGAGAAAATTACATTACTACAATAAGCAGTAATGGTGATTTAGAACTACGTGCTAGCGGCACTGGTAAGATTATAGTGAGTGAAACAGATGTACAAATTGATACTAATTTAACTGTTAATAAAGATACTACACTAAATGACACATCTATCACAGGAACTCTTACACATACTGGAACAAGAACTGAATCTGGAACTTATACAAATAATGGAAATTTAATAGTATCTAATGATGTAAGTATTAATGGTTATTTACAGGGCGATAATGTAAGGTTTGAAACAAATTATATTAGTTCAACTGAGTCAGATAGCAATCTAGAACTACGTGCTAACGGAACAGGAAACGTTTTAGTAAATGACACCAACGTTAATATAACAGAAAGTTTAACGGTTGTTAATGACATTTTTACAACTAACGCTACTATTACTAATACATTACAATTTGATAGATTAGAACAAAATGAAATTATTTTAGACAATAATTTTATCACAACGTCAACATCAAATACAGATTTAGAACTACGTGCTAGTGGTTCAGGTTTAGTATTAGTTGAAGATTCAGTTAATGTGTCTGAAAATTTGAATGTTACAGGTACACTATATGGTAACATAGTTACTGCTAATGATACCGTTTCGTTAAATTCAGTTACACATAACAGCGGCACATTAACTAGAAACGGCACAACAACATTAAGCAATGCCTTAACTGTAAATGATAACGTACAGTTTGAAAACATTAAAATTGATGATAATGTAATTACTACAACTGAATCAAATAGTGATTTAGAATTACGTGCCGCAGGCACAGGCGAAGTATTAATTGATACAGATGTAACTGTTAATAAAAATATTACTGTACTTGGTGACACAACACTCGCTGGCGACTTTACAGTTTCGTCAATAGTGTTTAATAGTATTAGTGACGGCGACATTTTAATCGACGACAATTTTATTACTACTACACTTTCAAACAGCAATTTAGATCTTAGAGCAAACGGC